TCTCTGCATTGTTTAGTGGTATTCTGAAGAAACAACTAATTCTAAAAGGTATTATTACCGAAAAGGATTGGGAGACTTGGAAAGGATATATCACAGTAGACTTCCAGAGAGACAACCACTTTACTGAGTTAAAGGATGCAGAACTATTGCAGAACAGACTGCAAACTCTTGATCAGGTATCACAGTATGTGGGCGAGTATTTCTCACGTGAGTGGGCAATGAAGAACGTAATGATGATGTCTGATGAGGACATCGAAGAAATGAAAAAACAAGTCGAAGGTGAAAATTCCACTGTAGACGAAGATGAGGAATAATAATGAGTGAAGTAGAAAATCAAGAACAAGAAGTTGTAGAACCTACTGCGGTAGAAAACCTAATAAATCAAATCACTGATGGTGACTTGAATAATGCGGAAGGTTCTTTCAATAGTCTTATACAAGACAAGATGGCAGATGCACTAGAAGCACAACGTATTGCAACTGCACAAGCAATCTTCAACGACCAAGACGATGACATCGAAGACATCGAAGATGAAGAAGTTGAGTTAGATGATGTTGAGGAAGAGGAAGAAGTAGTAGAGGAAGAGGAAACCGATGATTAGTTTCAAGACATTCACAGAAGAATTTGATTTAATTGAAGTTCTAACTGATGAAGACATTGATGAAGCAATCATGGAATCTATTAATATTCCGACAGATATCGCAGTGAAAATTCCTGGCGTAAAGGGTATGCTATATAAGAAAGCAATTCGTTACTACCTTGATTGGAGAAAAAAGAATCCAAAACAAGGTGCGGCAGGAATCGCAAAGGTCGCTAGACAACTTGGGGTAGACACTCACGAGTTACAGAAAGTACTACATAAGTTGATAAAGAAGGGTAAGTTACCGAGTCATCTAGCGACCAACCCCAATATGTTTAAGGGTGGTAAAACGCCTTCGGCAAAGGCGGGTTTTCTACAAAGATAATTAATTTTATAAATATTAATTTGTATAAATAATACTATGAAATCTTATAAAGAAATACTGTCCGAAATAAAAAAGAAACCGAAAGGTGAAGTAGTCTTTGATAAGAAGATTAAACGTATCCCTGTTCTCATTGTAAAGGAGAAGGGGACTCTACCTTTTGTGGTATAGATTGATGGTGACAAGTTAGACGCCTTCAAGTCACAAAAGGATGCAGAGAAATCTGCAAAAAAAGTAATAGAGGAATTGACCTAATGAAGTTAATTACAGAATTTACGGATAATAATACTCTATCCTGTCTTGTTGAAAAGAAAGAGAATGGCGAGAAGAACTACGTCATCGAAGGCGTTTTCGCACAGGCAGATAAGAAGAATCGTAACGGACGTGTCTATCCTAAAGCAATTATGGAAAGAGCTGTAGACAAGTACGTTCAAGAACAAGTTAGTCAGAAACGTGCCGTAGGTGAGTTGAATCACCCCGAAGGGCCGACTGTTAACTTGGATAAAGTTTCACATCTCATCACAGACCTCAAGTTTGAGGGAAATGATGTGGTTGGAAAGGCACAAATATTGGATACTCCGATGGGTAAGATTGTTAAAGGTCTTCTTGATGGTGGTGTTCAACTAGGTGTGTCAACTCGTGGTATGGGTAGTCTTGAGAGACAAAATGGCGCAATGGTCGTTAAAGACGACTTTATTCTTAGTACTGTTGACATTGTACAAGACCCTAGCGCACCTGAAGCTTTCGTTAATGGTATAATGGAAGGTGTAGACTGGGTTTGGAATAACGGTGTTTTGAAACCTCAAGTAATTGAAGAAATGGAGACTGAAATTAAAAACGCTCCGAAAACTGTCTTATATGAGACAAGTGTTCGAGAGTTCAAAAATTTCCTCTCGTTAATCAAATCTAATATGTAAGGAGTCAATAATGACTGAAGAAAATAAAGTCGAAGTTGAACTTCACGATGAAGAAATTAACGACATTGTGGAAGAAACTCTCGAAGAAACGACCGAAGTTGTAGAAGGTACAGAAGGCGAAGACGAGTCTATCGCATCTGTAAAGAAAGCAGCTGACGCCGTTAAGAAAGCTCCTGCTCCAAAAACTAAAGCGGGTATGGTTAGTGCAATCAATGCTCAACTGTTGAAAGGTAAGAAGGCGGATATTCAGTCTGCTTACGAGGCAGTTTGTGGTGTTGAAGAATCAGTAGATATGGGTACAGATGAAGTCATCGCTGAAACAAGTGTTGACACTGCTGCTGAACTAGATGCATTAGTCGAGTCTGAAGCCACTCTCAGTGATGAGTTTAAGGCAAAAACCGCAGTAATTTTTGAGTCAGCTGTAAAATCTAAATTGTCAGAAGAAGTTGATCGTTTAGAAACGCAGTATAAGGAAGAATTAGCAGAAGAAGTATCTTCTACTAAAGCAGACCTTGTAGAGAAAGTAGACAGCTACCTGAATTATGTAGTTGAATCTTGGATGGAAAGTAATCAAGTTGCAATTCAGAACGGTCTCCGTACTGAAATCGCTGAAACTTTCATGGACAAAATGAAAGACCTGTTCTCAGAGTCTTACATTGACGTACCAGAGTCTAAGGTAGACCTAGTTGACGAACTTGCTGAGTCTGTCGAAGAGTTAGAAACTAAACTCAACGAAAGCACTCAGAGAGTAATCGAAACTGCTGCTGAGTTGGAAGATTACAAACGTGAATCTGTTATCAGAGAAGCGTCACGTGACCTTGCAGAAACTCAAGTAGTTAAATTGAAGTCACTTGTTGAAGGTTTTGATTTTGATGATTCTTTCGAATCTAAAGTCCAAACAATCATCGAGTCACACTTCGCCAAAGAAGTCGCAAGTAGTGAAGAAGTAGAATCAATTATAGAAGACGCTGACAGTACTGTTGAAGTATCTTCTGTAATGGAACAATATCTTCAAACTATTCGCAAAACAACACCTAAAAGATAATTAATAAGGAATATCCAAATGCAATCTTACGATAATTTAATCGAAAAGTGGGCTCCAGTTCTTAACGAAGAGTCTGCTGGCGTGATTCAAGACAATCACCGCCGTGCAGTTACCGCTGCAATCCTAGAAAACCAAGAGAAAGCAATCTCAGAAGAACGTTCTGCTTCTCAAGGTTTCATGACTGAAAACGCTGCTGCTCCTGCAAACGCAACTGGTTCAGTTAACAACTTTGACCCAGTACTAATCTCATTAGTACGCCGTGCAATGCCTAACCTCATCGCTTATGATGTGTGTGGTGTTCAACCTATGAATGGCCCAACTGGTTTGATCTTCGCTATGAAGTCACGCTACAAAGGTGGTTCTACTTCTAACCGTGAAGCATTGTTCAACGAAGCAGAGACTCGTTTCTCTGGTGACAGTTCTGGTACTCACGATTCAGACAATGCGTCTGGTTGGAATGGAGTTGATTCACAAGGTACTAGACTTTCTAACCTTACTGCTGGTGGTATGCCTACTGCTGATGCTGAAGCACTTGGTCGTACTGGTGGTTCTTCATTCGGTGAGATGGGTTTCACAATCGAACGTCAAACTGTTACTGCTAAATCACGTGCGTTGAAAGCAGAGTACACTCTAGAACTTGCACAAGACCTTAAAGCAATTCACGGTCTTGACGCTGAAACTGAACTTGCGAACATTCTTAGTACTGAAATTCTTGCGGAAATCAACCGTGAAGTTATCCGTACTATCAACTCTCAAGCGAAGACTGGTGCTCAACAAGCAAACGTTACTGCTAAAGGTGTTTTCAATATGTCATCTGATACAGATGGTCGTTGGAGTGCTGAGAAGTTCAAAGGTCTTGGTGTACAGATTGATCGTGAAGCAAACACTATCGCTAAAGAAACTCGCCGTGGTAAAGGTAACGTAATCATCTGTTCTTCAGATGTTGCAACTGCACTTGCTGCTGCTGGTTCTTTGGACTATAGTCCTGCTCTTGCGAACAACCTACAAGTAGATGACACTGGTAATACTTTTGCTGGTCTACTTAACGGTCGCATCAAAGTATACATCGACCCATATGCAAGCACTGACTACGTAACTGTAGGTTATAAGGGTACTAACCCATATGACTCAGGTGTATTCTACTGCCCATATGTACCATTACAGATGGTTAAAGCAGTTGGTGAAGATGACTTCCAACCACGCATCGGGTTCAAAACTCGTTATGGTATGGCGTCTAACCCATTTGTTGGTTCTACACCTTCTGACGGTCTTGCAACTGCTAAGACTAACCAGTACTACCGCATCTTCAAGGTTACTAACATCTTAACCTAGAAATCGGTATAAAAATAAGAGTGAGGTTAACTCACCACATTTTAGAGAGGCACTTCGGTGCCTCTTTTTTTATGTGTAATAAAGTGGTCAATTAACTGGTTAGTTGTTCAATATATTGTACATTATAGTGTATAAATAACAGTGTTCACGATCTGAACAAAGTAGTAAAAGGCGGTCATGTCTATACCTTAAAAAGACGGTATTACCGTTGTGTCTGGTTATCCAGTAATCTAAAAACAGGAGATAGTTATGCGTATCATTGCAATTGCATTCGCATTAGTTTTGTCTGCTTGTTCCACCGTTGATGCAACCATTGACGGTACTGGTGGTATTATTAAAGGTGTCGGTTCTGATGTCTTTGGTGTGACCGCTGGTATATTAGACGTAACATCTAATGTCATTAAAGATGTTGCTGATAAGACGGGAACTGCCGCAACTAAGCCAGAAGAAGAATAAAGGAAAGGGGACGTTAAGTCCCCTTTTTTTTGTGATTGGAGCGGAGAGATAGAATTGCACTACCACCTCTAGGTTGGAAACCTAATGTTCTACTCG